AGGCGCTGGAGTAGGCGCTGGAGTAGGCGCTGGAGTAGGCGCTGGAGTAGGCGCTGGAGTAGGCGCTGGAGTAGGCGCTGGAGTAGGGACTGGTTCAGGTGCAGGTGCAGGCGCAGGCGCAGGTGCAGGTGCAGGTGCAGGAGTAGACGTTGTTGTTGTTGTTATTGGAGGCGGTTCAATTACAACAACAGGATCAGTCGCTGTAATAGGAGGAGGTTCTTGATACACTTCAGTAATCGCAGTCTCTGGTATAGCAATCTCTGGAGTAACGCCTGTAACATCTACTACTTCGCCTGTAACGGGGTCAGTAACGCCAAATTCAGAGTCTCTTGCTGCGTTTATAGCTGCTATGGCTGCTGCTAAATCATCGTCTTCGTCTTCTATAGCATCCTCAGCTATGCTACCACCGCCAACCGTAAGAGATACTATATCACCTGCTGCCGCCATCTCTGATAATGTTCTAGGAGCTGTAGTGCCAGTAATAGGAGAGCCGCTTGACGCTGTAAAACCGCCTGAAGAGTTGTATAATTGAACTGCACCTGCTGCTAAGTTTAACCAGTCTGCTGTAGTTAAAGTTTCTCCTGCTAGTGCGTTTGCTGCTGACAAAACTGCTTCTGACGCTCCACCAGTAAAAGCTGCAAGAGCTGTTCTAACAATAGGAGGGAAAGCTGCTGAGATGCTTCTATCTTTAGGAACAGCTACTGTAGAATAAGTACCTACAGGGCCATAAGACTGGTAAACAACATCACTGCCCTCTTTGGCTATTCCAGCAATAGAGCCTGTAGTGCCTGTGTTCAAGTACAGCTTCTGACCGTCTACTTCTTTAAACAGTGGTATGTCGTTATCTTCAACAAAGTCAACAATGTTTGTATCTACAGATTCTGTGTAGTAGTCTCTAACATTACGAGGGTCTTGACGTAACCTGCTAATGTCTTCGCCCTTAATGCCTCTGTAGTCGCCAGACTCTATAGCTGCTGAACTTAAAGCACTACCTTGCCCTTGTTGCTGTTCTACAAAGGCTGCCAGATTGTTTAAAGACTCTTCAGGGGTGTCGTACTCAGGAACACCTGCTAAGGTTAGTGCAGGTGCTAGTGTAGGCGTAGGACGCTTTTCTTCTCTAACAGGTATACGAGGCTCAAAGGTTTCTTTGTCTGTGTCAAAAGAACTAGCTAAAGATACAACCTCTTCTTCTGCTCTAGGCAAGTCAAAGCCTGAAGGACGCTTCTCTTCTCTAACAGAGCGTCTTCGTCCACTTTTTAATTTAACGCCTCTTGCCATTATCGTTCTCTCTGTACGCCTTTAGACTTCTCTACTGTGCGCATAGCGCCTAGTCCTAACATACCCATTAACACACTATTAAGCAGTGAGCTGTCAACAGGAGGAACAGTAAACCATATACCTAGAATAGGTGCTAAAATAGTAGAATAAAATAGAGCTAGTCCACATATCCATCCTATAGCAGGTCGCCAACCCGCTACAAATAAACTCTTATGTGCTGCTTCAGCTTTGTTAACTTCTAACTGACCTTTAGCTAATTCCTGTGCATGCTTCTCCGCCATAGTCGCTAACTCAAACGCTATAGCATTTTTCTTGTCTTTGTCCTCTATGACTTTATCTAAGAGGCTAGTAACAGGTGCTATCAAGGAACTCAATATAGACATATATTATACACTATTTTTAGTTATTTGTCAAGCGGTTTGTTCTTGCCCAGGATACCCTGCACAGTATCTGACTCATATATCCTAATACCTAACCACACAATAGTCAGCAGTGACGCTGTAGGTGGTAGCCAAGCCGCTAGTGACATTACCGCTGTAGATGCAGCAGCAACGTCTAGCATGTCTTTAGTAGACTCTTCCATTACCATGATAACGTCCTTGTTTATTGTTTAGCTTTATTGCCTAAGAAAGCAAACTGCTCTAAGACCTTGTAAGCCTTAGCAACAAACTCGTCATCTTTGGGAGTCTCTGTGTAGTTACATATAACACTGGCTATAGTAACCAGTGAAGTAGCAAGCACGTACATGTCAAGTAAGTATTCCATTAAAGTATTCCTGTGTTAAATAACCAGTAAGTGCCAAAGAATGCAGCAAGAACTACCACAGTAGCGGCAATGTTCTTAACTACATCTCCTATCTCACGCTGCTTCTTTAGTTTAGCCAGCCTAGCCTTCTCAATTTTATGTTTGTGATCCATCAAAGACTTGTGCTGTATAGCCAGCATGTCACGCCAGACGTTCTTAGGCGTTATCTTCTTCAGCTCCTTCTCCTTCTCGCGTATCTCGTTCTTAGCCCACGCAAGTTCCAGAGCCTCTTCTTGTGTTAGTACATGATCGCCTGCCTTGGTAGCCTCTTCAATACTTTCGACAGCTACCTTGCTATCAGTGAGGCTGGTGAATAATCCCGACAGACCTGACAAGTGATCCCCAGACTCTTTAACGGTAGCAATGCCATCGTTAAGAGCCTTGAGAATACCTACAACTGCTGAGATTTCTGCGATCATTACCAAGGAGTTCCAGTAGTAATCGCAGGAGCTTTGCTGTCAGCAATCTGTGCAGCGATAGAGTCTTCCAGAGCTGTTACTGCTTCCTCACCCATGCTGTCCTTACACCAGCCAATAGCCTGAGCTTCTGTAATGTCTGCATAGGCTGTGTAGCCAGAAGCAGAGCTGTCAGGAGTAAAGCCACAAGTGCCGTATGAGCTGCCTGAGTGGTCGCCATCTACGTCTGATGCGCGCCAGTGTGCTACAACTACACCGTCATCAGTGTTGCGTTCTAGGGTTGAGATTGTCCAAGTTACTGCCATTGTTTTATTCCTCTAATTGTGCAACACGGTTGCGTAATGATTGTATTTCTTTGATTAACATTGGGACTAGTTTTGAGTAGTCCACACCCATCATCTCTTCTTCTGTTTCACCTTGTGATACAGCCTCTGGCGCTACCTCAAGCAGCTCCTGTGCAATCATTCCGTAGTCTTGGTGAGAGCCATCAGCTTTCCAGTCATACTTGCGTACTTGGATAGCGTCTATCTTGCTACCTGCGTCATCAGCGTCTGCAATGTTTTCCTTGAGGCGTTGGTCTGATGATGTGGTGTAGCTCGTGGCTGTGGTGGTAACATCAATAGAACCAACATCTACTCCCTGCCTATTAAATCTTACTACTTCTCCATTACTACTTAACCGATTAAATAAAGCTGCTATTGAACTATTTCTGCAAGATACAAGCGCCCCCGAAGGTTGAAGCTCAACTCCAACAATGCTGTCGCCTGTAGAAGTCTTACCCACCAACAGGTTGCCTGATGCGTCTATGCGCATGCGTTCATTTGCACCTGCTGTAAAAAACGAAAAGGCGTCATCAGAATGGTTATATCTTAAAATGCCACGATATGCCTCATCCCCTGATGTACCATCAGCAAAGAATAATTGAGTATCTGTACCTCCTGCAATTGTAATCCCGTTAGCACCAGATGTGCTTCCAACAACTAAGTTATCCGCATTAGAGTGAAAACTACTAGGCGAACTCGTCCCAATACCCACATTCCCTGATGAGTCTATGCGCATGCGTTCTGAGCCGCCACCAGTAGTAAACTGAAGGTTGTTTTCCGCTCTTAATGTTATGTCGTCTTCAGAAGGAGTACCCACTACTAGGTGATGCGAACTTCCTAAATATCCTTTAGCTGTTCCGTTAGTTTGTAGAGCTAAAAAACAACCGTCAGCATCAGTTGTGTTTAACCGCAGTGCATATTGGTTTGTAGCAAGTATGTCAGCCTTATAGCTAGGCGAGCTAGTACCAATACCCACATTGCCTGATGGCAAAAAGGTCATTAACTCAGATGTTGTGGATGCAGAGTCGTCGTACCACTGTATATTTCCTTTGTCGCTAGTGGCTCTGACAATGAATCTATCGTTAACATCAGTAAAACTGTTTGTATCAGTGAAAGATAAAACTGGTGCAGTGGCTGCTAAATGCATAAGTGATGCGGGCGAACTAGTACCAATACCCACATTGCCTGCTGAGTCTATGCGCATGCGTTCTGCGGCGTTGACCTTGAACTGCATATTGTTATTAGTCTGGTCAATAATATATGCAGTACTTAAAGCAGAACTACCTGCCAAATAAACTGTGTTTGTATCAGCGTAGATGTTTAGATTTGTACCGCCAGTTTTTCCAATAGTCGCTTTTACGCCGTCACCAGTACCATCTACAGTAAGCGAATCCATCGTGGCTGTGCCAGTAACGTCTATGCCTGTGGAGGTGGTGGCTAGTTTGGCTGAACCATCGTGATTAGCTGTAAAGTTGTATGGGTTAGTACCCAGCTCTACAATAGCACCTGCGTTATCTTCAGTAAATAGTCGTTTGTCAGCTACGTTGACTGCCAGTTCACCCTGTACAAGATCACTTGCTGTTGGAACGGCAGAAGCAGTAGAGCTGTTCTTTGTTACAATTTTTGTTGCCATAGTTATATACCCTTAGTATGTGCCGCCGTTCAGCGTACCAGTAGTCATGTTGTCTGCATTAAGTGTTGAGTTAGATTGTAAAGCTGTGTCAGCCTTAGTACCCTGTGCTGCCGTAGCATAGTCCGTAGCCGCTGTAGTAGCTGCTGTGCCTAGTCCTAGGTTAGTTCTAGCAGTAGATGCACTAGCCAGATCGGACAGGTTGTTAGCCTTTAGAGCTGCTGTAGACAACTCCGCTGCTGCCGCTGTAGCACTGTTGGCTGCTGAGGTTGCACTGCTTGCCGCTGCTGTGGCACTAGAGGCTGCTGCTGTAGCACTGGCTGCTGCATTAGTCTCAGCAGTCTCAGCGTTAGTCTCCGCAGTCTCTGCATTAGTCTCAGCCGTCTGTGCTGCTGTGGCGCTAGTAGCTGCGTTGGTAGCCTGTGTAGACGCTGTAGTAGCACTAGAGGCTGCGTTAGTAGCGGAAGTAGCTGCCTCAGACGCTTTAGTGGTAGCCGTTGTAGCTGACCCTGCTGCCGCTGTGGCGCTTGATGCTGCATTAGTCTCGCTAGTGGCTGCGTTGGTCGCGCTGGTGCTTGCCTCTGATGCCTTAGTAGTTGCAGTGCTTGCAGAGGTTGCTGCATTGCTTGCAGAGGTACTAGCCTCAGACGCTTTAGTTGTTGCTGTAGTGGCGCTAGAGGCTGCACTGGTAGCAGAGCTTGCTGCATCAGTAGCGCTGGTAGCTGCCTCACTAGCCTTAGTCGTAGCTGTAGATGCGCTAGTAGCTGCATTGGTAGCTGACGTAGCTGCTTCACTAGCCTTTGTAGTGGCTGTGGTTGCACTGGCTGCTGCGTTGGTTGCTGAGGTAGCCGCTGCACTAGCATCCGCAGATACAGAGGACTCTGAAGCAGCCGCAGCAGTAGCACTTGCAGCAGCATTGGTAGCTGAAGTGGCTGCACCTGTAGCTGAACCAGCCGCCGCAGTGGCAGAGCTAGATGCAGCAGAGGCTGAAGAGGAAGCATTAGAGGCCGATGTAGCAGCATTGCTTTCGGAGGTTGAGGCATTGCTGGCGCTAGTCGAAGCCTCTGATGCTTTAGTCGTTGCCGTAGAAGCACTGTTAGACGCACTGGTTGCGCTTGTAGCGGCTTCTGAGGCTTTAGTAGTAGCAGTGGTAGCACTAGCAGCGGAAGCCGTCTCAGAGGCTCCTGAGGCTGTCTCAGAGGCACTGGCTGCTGTAGCACTTGTAGCAGCACCTGTAGCACTAGTGGCTGCATTAGTCTCTGAGGTTGCTGCGGCAGTAGCTGAGTTCTGTGCTGCTGTTGCGTAGGCTGCAACACCTGTGGCGCTGTTAGCCGCATCAGTTGCAGAAGTAGCCGCTTGAGTTGCTTTAGTTGCAGCAGTGGTTGCAGAGTTAGCTGCCTCTACAGCACTAGCGGCTGCATCACTTGCTTTCGTAGTAGCTATGTTAGCTTGGGCTGTAACAGCAGATATGGTAGCGTCCGTATTGGAATCGCCTGCACCGCCATCACCTCTAAATATAGCCATTGTAGCTCCTACGAAAACAAGAGAGAAAAAGAAAAGGGAAAGGGGACTCCGAAGAATCCCCTTAGTTGTACTAGCTTACAGAACAGCCAGTACGAATCCTGCTTCAGGACGCATTACTTGACAACCGTAAAGCGTATCAGCAGTGTATAGAGTACCCAGGAACTCCTGCTTGTACTGAGTCTGAGAACGTACAGCCTGCTGCTCTGCAAGAACATTGGTGTCCTTGTGGATCAACTGAGCGCCACGAACGCCTGACTCAAGAGTAGGTACGTTAGTAGAAACGAATACGTCTACGCCGTACAGGTTACCAATCTTGCCAGTCTCTACGCCTTTGCCGTTAACAAAGTCAGTAGAAGTGTAGCGATCAATGCCCATGATAGCGTTACGCAGTGAAGGAGGAACAACGAAGCTACGACCGTCCATAGGAACGTCAGCGTCGTCCATCTTCTGGATCAGACCACGGAAAGAGGCATCAGTGAAAGCACCGATGTCAGCAGTACCGTCAGCATCGTAGGCTTCCAGCGCACCAGAAGTAGTGTTGATCTGGTAAGAACCGCTGTGAACCCAAGAAGAGCCATCGCCGTCACCGAAAGACTTACCCAGAGTAAACAGGTCGTCATCAACCTGCTTGGCCAGACCATAACCAGCGTCGCCAGTGTAGAACTGACGCAGAGAAGCCAGAGCCTGTACTTCGGTAATGTCTTCAATCAGACGAGAGAACTCAAAGTGCTTGTTGATGTTGATCAGAACTTCAGATTCTACGTTGTTCTGGATGGTTACTGCAACGCCTTCAGCTTTAGCGTGAGCTGTGCCACGAGTAGGCTTAGGTACGTGGATGGTGTCACCCTTCTTACCAGTCATGCTCATCTTCTTGACGAGGTTAGCCAGTACGAGGTTGCTCTTGTATGCAGCAATTACTTCGTCACTCCAGATTTCTGGGATAAACTTAGCTGCGCTAGTGTTGTCTACTGCTCCGCCCATGTTGGGATATACTGATGTAGCCATGATAATACTTCCTTAAAGAGATTTAGTTTCGGACTCTCCCTTCTTGGTATGCTTGCATGATCTCGTCAGACAAAGACAAATACCTATCAGGGTCGGTCTGCATTAGTTTAATAATGTCTGAGCGTCTATAAACTTTACGACTTGCCGCTTCTCCGCTGCCTTTGGCATTACCTGTCGATGCTGCCTTAACTGCGTTCTTACGACTAGCCTTCTCGTTAGCAGCAGTCTGTGCTACAGTCTGTTGACGTTCTTTCCAGATAGTGAAAAGCTCATCAGCAGCTTCGTAGTCATACTGCGTATCCGCTTGTGCAAAAAGCTGTGTACGAATCTTAGACCCCTTAATCCACTCTACAAACTTACTATCTTGTAGAATCTGCTGCATGTCGGGATGACGTTCTTGCAACTGAGCCTGCGCGGTAGCTTGCTTGTACTGCTGAGATTGTGCTTCAGCAGCTTTGATTGAAGGATGATTCGCAATAGCTTTCTCAACTGCCTTGTCGGGATCAGAGAAAAAGTCTATATCTTCTTCAGGTTCTGGGGCTTTCTGGGTATTGCTGTCGAGTTGTGTCTGTATGTAGTTGTCTACTACTGACCGAAGTTCCCCTACTTCACTGCTCTGGCGGCCTAGTAACTTCTCAGCCTCCTGGTGCATCCGTACAATCTCAGCAGTTGACTTTCCTTGGTACTTCTCAGGGATTTCTTCCTCTTGAGGAGTTGCCTCTACTTCAGGTTCCTCAGTGATTTGACTTACTTCTTCGTGTTCAGTTTCAACGTCTTCCGGTGGACGCTCGTCTATAATTGTTGCCATTATTAAACTCCGTGAGTATTCTCATTATGGAGGTGTATTATGCAGGGCTTCCTTGGTTAGGAGTTGGCCTTGCGCTCTTGCTGTAGTTTCTGTGCCCTGTTCTTTTCCCATTGTCTGGTAGCACCCAAAAAATCACCAGAGATAGGGTCTAACTTACAGCGCACAGCACTTACAATTTTTGTTGCAATCTTATCGCAGTCTAAGCAAGGAATGTGAGTACACTCTGAATCTGTAAAGCGTTCATTTGTGTGTCCATCCTCACAGCGAAACTCATAGATAGCCCTCATTAGGTAGCTTCTACTTCGTCTTCTTCCTTCATTGCTTGTTCTTCTGCTGCGTCGATTTGAGCTTCTAGGTTCAGCAGGTTAGCTATGACAGCGAGTTGGCCTTTACGAAAGTAGAGGTCTTCATTGTCTTTGGCAGCTTCTACTGAGTTAATAACCATTGCATTAGAGTTAAGGTCTTCCATCAGCTGCTTCCAGCCAGCAGTTGCAAACATATCTCTAATGTTACGGTAATATAGCTCAAGTTCTTTGTCAATCATACTGTTTCTCCTATTAGGACAGTGTTGTTTTAGTTAATGTTACATTGTTATTATATCATAAAAGCATAAGAATGTCAAGCTTTATTTCTTCTTTTTACTTGACTTCTGCTCAGTTTTGTTGTATATAGCGTCCCAGTTAGCTGCAAACTTCTTCTGGTCTGTCTTGCGCTGGGCACTTCCTTTGCCGCCGTGTGTCTGGCCCTTCATCGTTTCTTGCCCTTATGTAGGCCATGCTTGGCGTGTTGCTTGCCTTTAGCGGTTGCTTCCTTCTTCTTCCTGTTAGCAGCGGCTAGTTTCTTCTTACCTGCTGCTGTAGACTTCAGCTTACTAATTGTCTTAGAAGGTGCGTAGACCTCTCCAGTCTTGCCGCTAGGCTTACCAGAGGGTGTACGCCACTTCTGCTTTGTCCACTTCTTTAAAGACTTCTGTGATTCCTTTAGCGCCATGACTTCCTCGCTTTCATTTTAGCCTTATCTGACAAAGCACCATAGTGGAATAGCTTTTCACTGGTTTTGCCGTGAGACCTGCCTGAGTGTAAAGAACCATCAGGCATTTTGTGCATACCTCCTTTGTGGACAGTGCCGTCTTTCTTGTAGTGGTTTACACCTTTCATTTGTAGCCTCCGCCTTTCGCCTTGTACTCCTTGGCTAACATCTGAGCTTTCCTAGCAGACCATTGACCAGCCTTGCCACCTTTAGTACCTGCTTTGATCTCGTTAAACAATCTCTTCCGCATGGTGGGCTTAGTGTAGTTCCCTGCTTTGTTTACTGTAGAGTTTCTAATGGCCACGTTATTTGCCTCTTTTAACTGGCTTCTTCTTAGGCTTTGGCGCTGTCTTTTTCTTTGGTGGACGACCTACTTGACTACCGTATGTACCTTTACCGTATGGCATAGTATTCTCCTGTTATATCTATATGTTGTATATGCACAGTAAAAGTGTACATTTAAGACACTTTTATGTACATATTAGTGTACTACCACTTAACTCTATTTGCCCAATATGCCGCAGACATTTTGCCCTTGGCTATATTCTTTGCGTGTCTAGCTTTAAAACTAGCACGTTTCTTTTTCATTGCTTCGGACTCCCCCGCTTTAGGTTTTCCTGCGGTCTTTGCTCCCTGTTCTCCAAACCTAATCGTCTTGATTTTGTCACCTTCTTTTGCCACGACAACATGGCTTTTCTTTGGGTGACTAGGGGTACGCTTCGGTTGATTAAATTTATCAACTCCAGCCCTAGCTAGTCTTGGGTCTTTTTTTACTGGCATTTTTAGTCTCCATTTGTTTCTCAAGTTGTGCAATCTTCTTAAATAGTTCCTCAAACTGTACATTTACTTGAGCTACTACGTGTTCTAAGTCTCTACTGCTGACCATTAGGTATCATTCCTTGTGCTGGTGGTTGAGGTGCTGCTGGCGCAGGCTGTGGGGCTGCCTGTCTAGCAACATTTTCCTCTTTCACGGCTACTTCACGCTCTTTTAGTAGCTGTTTAGAGATTTCTAAGCGTCTCTGAAACTCTTTATCGTCTGCATCACCCTTATCTAGGTTAGTTGTAACAGCTTTGATGCGGTCAATCTCCAGTTCCTGCGGTATAGCCTGTGCTTCAATGGCGATCTTCTGCGCTCTGGCTTGCGATTCAGCGGCTTGGCCGTTAAGTGCAGCAGTTTGTGACGCCTGGAAGGCCATCTGACCCTGTTGAGCCATCTGTTGAGCCTGTTGAGCTTCTGGGTTAGGCTGGTTAGCCTGCTCAAGAGTAGCAATAAGCTCTTCACGGTTGGACAGGTTCATGTTGTCGATGATAGACATAACCAACTTAGGATACATTGGCGTGTCTGGTGACATGGTTTGCAGCAACTGTACAAGCTGTGTTACTTCATACTCACGAGCAATGATGCCTAGAGAGCTAGAGGTGTGGAACTTGTAGTCAGCTACGGGATACAGCTCAGGTTCAAACTGCATGTAGCGCCAAGCAGTCTTCTGTACGAAGGGAATCAGGAAGGCTTCTTGGAAGTTGATCAAGGTACGCTTGTGACGCTTGATGATAGCGCCTAGTGACATAGAGACACCAGCAGCGGTAGACTCTCCGTTGATAGAGCCTGCAATACCAGCGCTGTCAATAGCGCCTGTGGCTGTCTGTACCATAGTCTGTAGTGACTGAGCCTGTGCAAAGGTAATCTGACTGACGTTACCAAAGTTAAAGGGCTGTAACACCTCAGCAGGGTT